CTGCAACCATATTATCAATCTGGGTCAGCAAACCCAAAAGGTCACCAAGTGGACGCCATCCATCTTTCACAGCATCAGGGTAATGCTTCACAAGACAATCCGCCAAATTCAAAGCATACTGGTATGACTTTTCATATTCGGCAATGCGATTGTCCGGTGCTGGCGTGTCTGCTGGGATAAGGGCGAGGATTGTGTCGGTCATGCCCCCGCCTCCCATGCTGCTAGTGCGGAGTAAATCTGACGCGCCTCGCTGGCGGTCAGCGTGACCGCCAGCTGCCGCTGGTCAGGGCTGTGCAGCTTGGCCGCGATGATGCGCGACAGGCGCGGCTGGATCGGCCCAACGGATGGCAGGGTGTCGATGGTGTTGCTGCTGGCGAGTGCCTGCGCGATGCGGTGGCCCATATCTCTGATCATAATCCTGCTCCGTACCCGATGATCAGCACCCCGAAGAGGATGCCGAAGATTGCGATGACTGCGATGGTGTCCGATATGAGGTCTCTCATTCGAAGATCTCCAGCCTGACCATCGTCTCGTAGCCCTCTGGCTTGCCCTCGTATACGACGGCGTCGATCATCAGGTATTTTTTGAAGGCGACTAGGGCGGCTGCCATTGGCACGATGGCTATAGCGCGGTCAACGAATGTCGCCAGCTTGGTGTCGGCGACGGTGCCGTGCGCGGACACGCGGATGATGACGATCCACTTGGTGCTGGTCTTGCGGATGACGAGGGTTTTTACGATAGCCATGCTGGGCTCCTGAGCTTGGGTTGGTGGGTGGACCAATCAGGGACTGACTGGTCCAGAGAATTATGCAATGCGTACTGTGACGACTTCGATGGTGGTGACCGCGCGGCGTGCTGCTGCACCTTCGTTGAGGTGGGCGATGACAGCTGCAGCGTTTGCGAAGCCGCGATCCTTTGCCAGACGCGACCAGTGGCGGGTCAGCTTGGCGGCCTTTGCCGAGATAGGTGTAGGCAGCATGGCTGTCGCTGCTTTATGCGCCAGCGCTGGGTTGCTGCTGAAGCCTTTCTCCTCGATGCGGCCGTCGCGGATGACAGCCCATGCATGGGTGTAGACGCGGGTGGAGTTCTTGATCTCTACGGCCTTGATCGAGAAGTCTGCGATGTAGTGGGTCATGGTCATCTCCGGTGGTTGGTGGTTGGTTCGTCGTTCAGTAGATATAAGCGCTTATGTAGGGGGCGTCAACCCCCTTTGATTAATCTGTGTAGATCATGCGCTGCAGCAGGGCGTTCTTTCCGAAGATCGAGACCGGCAGCCCGTCGTGCTTGGCATGGCGGACTGCTGCTGTCTTCAGGTAATAGTAAGCAGCTGCGCCGATCTGGTTGCCGTCGGCGTCACGGGACTGAGCGACCCAGCCGTTCTTGCGGTCGCTGTAGAAAACATGGCTGTGGGTTGGTGCGTTGGTCATAGTCATCTCCGGTGGTTGGTTGCTTCGTTCAGTAGAGATAGTCGCTTATGTGTTGGGGGTGTCAACCCCCCTGCCGACCATCGATCCAAAAATCGATCCAGTCCTTCGCTTGGCGCAGCGTGTTCATGCTGTCGTGGGCCTCATCTTCGTTCGGGGCTGTGACGTTCCAGAATTTGCAGTCGCTATCCCACTGCTCCATGTTCTCGATGTTGTAGCCACGATACTCATACTCGCCGATGCGGATCTTTTTGGCTGGGTGGGGCATGGTCATCTCCGGTGGTTGGTGGTTGCTTCGTCCTTACTAATATAAGCGCTTATCAAATGGCGTCAATCCCCTTGAAGAAAAAACTTTTCTGGGTATGCTTGGGGCTCGCCGTCGTGCTAAGAAAAAAGGGCGGCCACCGAAGTGACCGCCCAAATGCACCAACCACGGAGCATAGATCCGAAACCACGAAAGAGGAGTATATGAAACCTCAACCCTGACGTCGTCATGCGAACGGACCTTGTGACACTATATGTGCGCGTGCCAAGGTTCGTCAACACCAAATGCGCCACATATAGCTGGGACCAACTATGAACGAACTTGTCAAACAAGCAGAAGACCTGCTCGCCTATGAACCACCCTTTGTCCTGATCCCTGTGAAGCTGTCCGTCGGAGACGACGGCAGGTTAAACAAGATCCCCGTGATGAAGTGGTCAGAGAAACCCATCCCCGAAAAAGATCTGCTCAAGAAGCTCACCGGCAAGACCGTCAATGGTCTGGCCTTCGACCTGCGCCGGTCGGGCCTCGTCGTCATCGATGTCGACGCCTACAAAGAGGCGTGCAACTGGTACGAATGGGTCGAGGAGAACGGGGTCGAGTGCCCAGCCACATGGAAGGTCCGCAGCGGATCTGGCGGCGTGCACTATATATTTGCCAACCCTGACGGCATCCAGCTGCGCGGCCATATCGCAGGTGTCGTGGGCGTTGACATCAAGAGCGCGGGCATCGAGATCATTCCCCCGTCGATGTGCGGCGACCGAGAGTACATCTGGATGGTCGGACCAGACGATATGGAGGAGGGACCGGCACCGATCCCGCAGTGGCTGATCGATGAATGCGCCAAGGGCGAGGATGAGGGCAGCACCCAGCAGAAGGTTGCGGTGGCGCTGTCGATGCGCGAGCCAGAGCAGAACATCGACGTCCTGTCAAAGCTGCTCGCGGTCAAGAACTCAGGCGTCGATTATTCGCAGTGGCTGTCGATCCTGATGGGCCTGCACTTCGAGTTCCACGACACCGCGTTCGAGGATGAGGCGCTTAACTATTTGCTGGCATGGACGCGGACCCGCGTCGAGGGATGCAACGACGACGACATCGCAGCTGCAGTCAAGACGTGGAAAGCGCTGCCCCGCATGGGCGAGATCACGGCACCATTCGTGACCGTTGCCAGCGTCTACCACTTCATCAAGTCGGCGGAGAAGCTGCCGATGCCAGAGGAGAAGGTGACCGAGCTGGAGCAGGCCATCGAGGCAGTGGAGAAACCAGCTGCAAAAGGGCTCCAGCGCCCTGAGCGGTTCAGCCCCACAGCAGTGCGCCCTCGGCCTTGGGTGCTCGGCACTGACCTGATCAAGGGCGAGGTCTCGGCGCTGTTCGCAGCCGGTGGCTCTGGCAAGTCCAGTCTCGTCATCCTGCAGGCGCTGTCCATTGCCACAGGTCGCGACCTGATGGGCTGCAAGGTCTACGGCAAGCGCACGGTCTGGCTGTGGAACGGCGAGGACGGTGCCGAGGAGCTGGCGCGCAGGGTTTACGCCGCTATGCAGCACTATGGCATCACCGAGGAGGATCTTGGCGGCCGCCTGATCATCCAGACCGGAGACAGCATGCCGATCAACATCGCATACGAGACACCGGCGCAGGATCGGCAGCGAGGCAGGGACGTCCAGAAGGTCACCATCGACAGCCAGATGATCGACTGGATCGTGGACACCGCCAACGCAATGGAGGTCGAGGTCGTGATGTTCGACCCCTTCATCAACACCCACCAGCTGAACGAGAACGACAACGTCCACGTCAACATCGTGATGCAGGCGTTCAAGAAGATTGCACGCGACGGCGATCTGGCTGTGCAGCTGGTGCATCACGTCGCCAAGGGCACGCTCAACGGCAAGGATGACGGCGGCAGTGCAGACGCAGCGCGCGGCGCCACGTCGTTCATTAACGCCAGTCGCGTGGGTATGGCGCTGCAGCAGATGTCGAGGGCCGAGGCCACACTGGCCGAGGTCAAGAACGAGACGGACTACGTCAAGCTGATCGACAGCAAGGCCAACCTCGCGGCTCGCCGGTCGCAGGCAGACGTGCGGTGGTTCAAGAAGGTGAGCGTGCCCATCGGAAACGGCACCGCGCTATACCCAGACGGCGACGAGGTCGCTGTGATGGAGAGGTTCACGATGACGGTGCCTATGCGCATGAAGCGGCTGGGCCAGATGCTCATCGTGCTTGAGACGCTGGCAGACGAGATCCGCAAGAACGACAGCGCCGATGAGGAGGAGGTCGGCTTCGTCTTCAAGAACATTGCCAACGGCTTCTGGGCGGGCTGGAAGGTCGCAGAGGTGCTGGACCTGCCGATAGGTGAGCAAGGCAGAGAAGATGGCCGCAGCGATGCAGAGAATACCAATCGCGAGCTGATCATGCACCTACTCAGCGAGTGCGTCTCGGCAGGCTACCTCAAGAACACCGACAAGCGGATGAAGGCAAACGACGGCAAGTTCGCACCCGTCTACACCGTCGAGGATGACGCGTTTTCGGTCATCAAAACACTGATGAAATCATAAGCGCTTTACGGCAGTTTTCTCCGGCAGTTTAAAACTGCGGGAGAAAACTGCCGACGACCCTACCTACAAGCTGTTGATAGCAAACGATAATCTTTTCCGCAGTGTTTAGTTTAGCAGTTTCCTACGCAGCAGTTAAAACTGTCTAACATACTGATAACCAACAACAAATATCAGTTTAGCGGTTTTTGGAGTGGGGGTATATAAATATAACCTTGCGGCACCCAAAGTGCCCGCAAGGTATTGGATGAGAGTGTTGCGCCGCCGACATCGAAAGTGTAGGCTCGCAGAACCAACCACAAACCAAGGAGCTTGAGAGATGACCACCCTATCAGTTGAACAGGATCGAATGCTCGAACTGTTATTGAGGAAGAGGAACGGCTTGTCGTTCGGAGGCTATGCTGGCACGGGGAAGACCACTGTGCTTGCCGAGCTTGCACGCAGAGACAGGACCGTGATCTTCGCGGCACCCACGAACAAGGCAGCGGCAGTGTTGAGGTCGAAGATGCCGAAGGGCACAGATGTCCGCACTTTCCACGCTCTCACCCAGATGCCCATGCTCGATGAGAAGGGCATGCTCATCGGGTTCAACTCGTCCAACGAGCCGCTGGAGGAGGGCACGCACGTCGTCGTGGATGAGGCAAGCATGATTGGCGAGAAGACATGGCGCATCGCTGCGCGTGCGCTGGAGCATGCGACCGTGAACCTCGTCGGCGATCCTGCGCAGCTGCCGCCGGTGAACGACGACCCGATCTTCAAGATGGCAGACCTGACCATGATCCTGCGCGAGGTTCACCGGCAGGCGAACCAAAGCCCAGTGCTTGAGCTGGCCACGCGGGTCAGGGAGCAGAACAAGTTCGAGGACGTCTGGCTGGATGAGCTTGGCATCGACAGGATCGGCGCTCTCGCCCTCAAGAGGTCGCCTGAGAGGATGGAGGAGATCTGGCAGGGCTGCGCACAGTTTTTGTGCTTCACCAACCTCACACGTCGCAACATGAACAGGGCTGTCCGCACGTCGATGGGCAACCCAAGTCCTGAGCCAGACATCGATGACATGCTGACCTTCTACATGAGAGAGAACACAGATGGTGTGCCGCGATGGAACAACGGATCGACAGCCCGCGTCATGGACGTGATCGAGAGCCTGAACGGAGCGCACAACATCGCTGTCGAGCTGGACGGCGGTGGTGGTGGCTTTGGCCATGACGAGATCACCGTCTATGAGGGCATCCTCGACGCCGAAAGCCCACAGAACGCTGTCTATGATTTGCCTGACCACCTGCGCGGTGCATTCGCATGCGCCAGCTATTCGTATGGACTGACAGTCCACAAGGCGCAGGGGTCTGAGTGGGACAAGGTCTATCTGCAGGGCAATAACAAACCGAGAGGGCTGGACGGCATCCGCTGGCTGTACACCGGCATAACAAGGGCAGCCAACGAGCTGGTGTGGGTCGAATGAATATGTCACCGAAATCAGAAGCCTCAGCATACCGGATCTGGGCACACTGCCGTAGCGTCGGTTGGGATATCACGACCTCGGACTGTGCGCGCGAGCTGAACATGAAGCACCGCAGCGTCATAGTGATCTCTCATCTGAAGGGCTGGGGCAGTAGGTTCAGGACGATGACGATGGACAACCAAGGCCTATTTCCTCTCCGCACTGGCGGTAGGATTGATGCGCCGAGCAGGATGAGCGCTGAGCAGGCGCAGGAGGAGCTGGGATGATCACCATCGGGGTCGACTGCGGGCAGACAGGCGGCGTCGTCGTCATCGAGGACGGCCGGTTCATGGCTGGCACCCGCATGCCAATCATCACCAGAGGCAAGTGGAAACATGTGGACGCTGCATACCTGTGCCAGTGGCTGGATGTGGAGCTGGCAGCAGCCACCTTCGTGATCGAGAGCGTTCACTCGATGCCTGCTCAGGGCGTCGCCAGTTCGTTCGCCTTCGGGCGGGTCACTGGCGGCGTTGAGGCGTGGGCCATGAGCTATGGCAGGCCGGTCGAGTGGGTCACGCCAGTTGTGTGGAAGAAGGCGATGGGCCTGTCATCTGACAAGCAGGCCAGCCTCGATGCATGCAAGCGGCACTTCGGCAGCTGCAGCCTGTGGGAGGTCAAGGCCAACGACGGCATTGCCGAAGCGGCCCTCATCGCGCTATGGTGGCAGAGGCAATATGTTTAATGGGGGAAATATAGCGTGGGTGTGAGCAGGCAACCAAAGGAGCAGTACCAGCCGCGAGGCGAGGGTGGCAGGCTCAAGAAGGGTGCTGTGCTGAACCCAAAGGGGCGGCCCAAGGGTTCACTCAACTCGATGACCAAGGACATGACAGCGATGGTGACGCAGGCGATGTCGCTGGCTGGCCAGAGCGCCAAGGATCTGGTCAACTCCGAGGGCGCTCTGGTTTTCCCAGAGCTGGGGGGCGTCGATGCTGGCACGGCATACCTGTACCAGCAGGCGAGGCTGAACCCAGCGCTGTTCATGCCTCTGGTCAAGCAGCTGATGCCCACCAAGATCGATGTGGATCTGCAGATCATGGGCGGTGAGCTGCTCGAACTGATGACACAACGCCGAGACCAGCTCGCAGCAATGCGGGACATCACACAGGAGGACGATGACGATGACAGGTAGACCAGAAGACGACGGCCCAACCGACAGCCAGATCGAGGACGACATGATCGAGCGCGACATCCAGTGGCAGGAGGAGCGCGTAGCTGAGGATGATGACCAGTTGCAGGGGGCGCAGTATTACTCCGACCTCACATATGCAGAGGGATTGCAGCGATGACGCATAAGGGCCACAGGTGGGTCGCACCACCGGCAGGGCAGGGCGGCCAGTTCGAGAAGCTCTGCGCAGCCTGCGGTGGACGTCGCAGCGTAATGGGTGACGGCGAGTGCAGCGGCACCGGCCGAGATGTGACGCTGGAGACAAAGCACGACTATGACCCATATGCTGACTGACCCACGCATGGCCCAGCGTCTGCTGGTCGAGCAGATCTCGGCGTTCTACGACGATCCGCTGGGCCATGTGCTGTTCAGCTATCCGTGGGGCACTGGGCAGCTGCAGGGCCGTGATGGCCCACAGGAATGGCAGCGCGAGATGCTCACCGACATCGGCGAGGCTGTCCGCAAGAACGGGTTCGACGGCATCCACGCTGTCGAGGCGCTGCGCTACAGCACAGCCAGCGGCCACGGCATCGGCAAGTCTGCCATCGTGGCGTGGATCATCCGGTGGATCATGGACACGCGGCCATTTGCCAAGGGCGTGGTCACCGCCAACACAGGGCCGCAGCTGCAGACCAAGACGTGGGCAGAGCTGGCCAAGTGGCACCACATGGGCATCACCAAGTACTGGTGGGAGATCACCAGCGGCAAGGGGTCGATGAGCTATTACCACAAGGAACACCGCGAGCAGTGGCGCTGTGATGCGCAGACCAGCCGCGAGGAGAATAGCGAGGCGTTCGCTGGCCTGCACAGCGCCAACAGCACGCCGTTCTACATCTTCGATGAGGCGTCAGGCATCCCCGACAAGATCTACGAGGTGCGCGAGGGCGGCCTGACCGATGGCGAGCCCATGACGTTCGACTTCGGCAACCCGACGCGTAACAGCGGCCGCTTCTTCGAGAACATGGAGGGCAAGTTCCGCCATCGCTTCAACCGCAGGCGCATCGACAGCCGCGACGTCGAGCAGACCAACAAGGAGCTGTTCAAGAAGTGGGCCGAGGACTACGGCGAGAACAGCGACTTCTTCAAGGTTCGTGTGCGCGGCCTGTTCCCAGACAGCGGCAGCCTGCAGCTGATACCGATGAACCTGTACGATGAGAACATCGGCCGCGACGTCTACGTCGGGCCGACAGATCCACTGATCATGGGCGTTGATGTCGCACGGTTCGGCGATGACCGCAGCGTCATCTGGCTCAGGCAGGGCCGAGACGCAGAGAGCCAGAACGACTGGCCGCGCCAGATCTTCAACCAGATGGACACGATGCAGTTCGCTGCACGCATCGCCGAGATCGCGAACGAGAAGCGACCAGACGCGATCTTCATCGATGGCGGCGGCGTCGGTGGCGGCGTGGTCGACCGGTGCAGGCAGATGGGGCTGGAGATCATCGAGGTGAACTTCGGAGGCAAGGCGACGCAGGCCGGTATGGGCAACATGCGCAGCCAGATGTGGTACAACCTCAAAGAGGCGCTGAAGCAGGGCGTGCGGCTGCCAGAGATGGACGAGCTGCGCACAGATCTGACGGCGCTGGAGTATGGCTACAACATGCGCAACGACCTGATGCTGGAGAGCAAGGCCGACGCGAAGAAGAGGGGCTTGGCATCGCCTGACCTCGCCGACGCCCTTGCCTTGACATATGCGCTGCCCGTATACCCGAATAGAGCTGGCCTCGACGGCCTGCAATACGCCCATGAGATCACAGACTACGACCCCTACAAGGAGATGTGATATGCCAAAGCAGACCATCGTCGCCACGCGCTCGCTGACCGGCACAGCACCAAAGCGCAAGGTGTTCACACGCGAGGAGACCATGAATGCACGAGCTAAAGAGGCCAAGCCTAAAGGCCCGCAAGATGATGTCAGCAATGTCAGCCCTACACCCCGCAATCGGTGACCGGCCAATCGACCAGCTCGACAAGGTTTACACCCGTCTGATGCTTGGGGATCGGCACGTTGATGCGAAGCCAAAGCGCACGACATCGAAGGCCACAGCTCCTCGCGTCAGCCGCCAGCTGCAGCGCCAGATCGACCGACTTCGTGCCAAGCAGGCACTGCTCAAGGCCCGTGTAGACGAAGCACGCAAGATGAGGTAGAGTTCGGGCATGAAAGCACTAGTGGTATTCACCAACGAGAACGCGCATTGGCTGGGCAGGTTTCTGCGACCAGCCTATCGGCATGTGTACTGCGTACTGCCCACCGCCGATGGCTGCAGCACTGAGATCAACTTGGGCGCCAAGGGCATCCAGACATTCACCTACGCTGGCAACCCAGCCGAGCTGGCGGTGCATTACAGAAACCTACCCAACACATCGCACGTCGAGCTGGTCGAGTACGACCCAATCGACAGGCACCTGTTGCCCATGTCCCTGAACAACTGCGTCGGCCTGACCAAGCAGCTGCTTGGCATCCGGTCGTGGGGCGTAACCCCGTATCAGCTTCATCGATACATCAAACCGAAAGGACAGCGCATGCGCATCAACCTCACCCTCGCAGGCGGCGGAGGGGGCAGCGTCAGCGCCCTCGGCAACTTTCTCAAGAAGCCCTTGGTCGCTCCTCCTCCCCCAACCAGCCCATCCGTAGCCCCACCATCCCCAGTTCAATCAACGCCGAGGCAAGGCAGTAGGCGCATGGGGGCAGAGAACATCCGCAACACATACGGCGGGCGCGGTGCAGGCATCGCGGCAAGCACAGCACAAGCCCTCAAGTCCTTGATGGGGCAGTAACATGGTAGACACAGCAGACGACTTCTGGCTGGCTGAAGCGGTTAGCCGATTTACAGCAGACTATGCCAGCCTGATCGGCGACCGCAGGGTCGACCTGATCGGTAAACAGAAGGCGCTGCTGAATTTCGGGCGCAACGTCGACATGTCCAATGGTGTGATCGAAACCATCTGGGACATAGGCATCGCAAACGAGACCTACGTCGCCAGCAACCTTATCGACAGCATCAGCTCGTCCAGCGCCAGCGACACGATCACCGTCCGCGTCGATGGGCACTACTACGGCGCTGATGGTAACTTGCACTTCGTCATTCTGAATGCCACGTTAACCGGCCAGACCCCTGTGACCACCACCAGCGTGGTGTCGGATTTATACGGGGAATACAGCGGCGCACTAGCGCGGGTCACCAGATTGGCCAACCTATCTTCCGTGCTGCTGGTGGGCGACGTGTACGTTTACCAGTCCACCCAGACCGTGACAGCCGGTGTGCCGCAGGATCTGACCAAGGTCCACGCAAAGATACGAGGCACCGCAGGGCTGCAGCAGACAAACAAGGCCGCGACCACCACAAGCAACGAAGACTTTTACATCATCACCGCAACGCGTGGCGGTGTTGCCAAGGCGCAGGCATCCTTCGTGGACTTCACACTGGAGGTCAGAGAGCAGGGCGGAGTGTTCCGCGAGAAGGCCATTGGCATCGGGTCGAGGGACAGCGGGTTTGGGATGCTCTTCAGCGTCCCACCCTACCTCATCGTGCCGCCAAACGCAGACGTCCGCGTGCGCGGTACAGCGTCGGCAAACAACACCACCGGCATCGCCGAGTTCAACGGAATACTAGGAGCTTTGATCTAATGGTAGCCATCAGCCCAGAAAATTCGATGAGTGATAGTCTGGGCAAGCGTGGCCCAGCCCTCAAGCGCTACCGCAAGCTGGAGGAGGACCGGTCGTCCTTCCGTGCCCAGTGGCAAGAGATCACGGACTACCTGCTGCCACGGCGTGGCCGGTACCTGACCGAGAGCCAAGGCACCAAGGGACGCAAGCGCACCAACAAGATCATCGACAACTCGGCAGGGCAGGCGCTCCGCACGCTGGCAGCCGGTATGATGTCGGGGCTGACCAGCCCAGCGCGGCCTTGGTTCCGGTTCCAGACCCGCGATGCCGTGACGATGAACGCCGAGGGCGTCAAGCAGTACCTCGGAGAGGTCGAGGCAGTGCTGCGCAAAGTCTTGGCAGGCTCGAACTTCTACAACTCCGTGTCCAGCCTTTACACAGAGATGGGTGCGTTCGGTACAGGCGTGCTGTATCGCCGTCGCCATCCCCAGCACGTCGTGAATTATCGCGCACTGACTGCTGGCGAGTATGTGATCGCCGAGAACGAGTACAATCAGGTGGACACTCTTGGCCGCGACTTCACCATGACGGTGGCCCAGATTGTGGAGCAGTTCGTCCTCGACAAAGACAGCGGAAACCTTGACTGGTCGAAGGCCAGTGACACCGTCAAGAACCTGTGGAAGCAGAAGAACTACGACCAGCTGATCAGCGTGGTCCACATGGTGCAGCCTCGCCGCGCGAAGGAGCGCGATCTGGCTAAGATGGACGGGGTCAACCGCCCGTATACAGACACCTACTTCGAAAAAGGAGGCAACACCGATGTGCTGCTTCAGGACGGCGGGCACTTCCGTCGCCCATTCTTCGCCTGCCGGTGGGATGTTCTTGGCGGAGACGTCTATGGCTACAGCCCAGCGATGGATCAGCTCGGCGACATCAAGCAGCTGCAGCATGAGCAGCGCCGCAAGGCACAGGCCATCGACAAGATGGTCAACCCACCGATGACTGCGCCTGTCTCATTGCGAGGCAAGCCCACAACGGTGATCGCTGGCGGCACCACCTACGTTGACAACGCGAACGGCGGCGCAGGTTTCCAGCCTGCCTACCTCGTTCAGCCCCGCATCCAAGAGATGATGATGGACATCCAAGAAGTCCAGAACCGCATCCAGCGTGGCTTCTATGCCGACCTGTTCGCGATGATGATCAACTCGGATCGCCGCCAGATGACTGCGACCGAGGTGGCAGAGCGCCATGAGGAAAAGCTGGCACTGCTGGGGCCGGTGCTGCAGCGTATGAACACAGAGCTGCTCGACCCGTTGCTGGAGGATCTGTTCTTCATCTGCATGGAGGAGGGGCTCCTGCCTGAGCCACCAGAGGCGTTGCAGGACATTGACATCGAGATCAAGTACGTTTCGATCCTCGCTCAGGCACAGGAGGCCTCGGCAGCTGCAGCGATGGAGCGCACCGTGGGCTTCGCTGGCAACCTTGCCGGTATCGCACCTGATATCCTCGACAACCTCGATCTGGACGAAGCTGTGCGCGAATACGCCGACATCCTCGGCGGGTCGCCCAAGCTCCTGCGCGAGATTACCGAGCGCGACCAGATCCGTGGGGAGCGAGCGAAGCAGCAGCAGATGGCACAGATGGCTGCGCAGGCCAATCAGGGTGCAGACACAGCACGCCTGCTGTCCGAGGCAGACACGCAGAACCCGAATGCATTGACGGATCTGCTAGGAAGAGGCCAGTCACTTGGCGCGTAAGGTCGTTTACGATAGCTCGGATGCCGCGCAGGTTGCGGCAGCCGAGAAGGAAGAGCAGGACCGCCTCGGCGACCTGCGCTGGATCTTGTCGTCGCCAAGAGGGCGGCGCTGGATCTACGAGATGTGCTACGACAAGTGCCACATCGACAGGGCAAGCTATTGCGGGCCAGACACTCACGGGACGTCGTTCAACGAGGGAGGACGAGCCATTGGTCTCGCCTTGCTAGACGATGTCCGCACCCTGCACTTCGGTGCATTTATGAAAATGATGGAGGAAAATCATGACCCAATCAGCTGATGTACTCACCCCAGACACAGCCGCACCAACGGCCACTAATCCTGCGGCAGGCGATACTCCTCCCGTCCCTGACGCGGGTAAGCCAGCGGCGGCTGCAGCCACCGCTGGCGACATACTTGACATCGATGCCCAAGATGGGGCAAAATCCGCCGTAACCAAGGACGTGCTGTCGGATGACGACGCCTCTGGTGATGAAGGAGTGCCAGACCGGTATACCTTCGACGTCACTGATGAGCTGAAAGAAAAAGGCTTTGAAATTGACGACAGCAAGTTCGAGGCGTTCTCGGAAGTGGCGAAAGAGATGAAGCTGTCACAGGCCCAGTTCTCCAGCCTCATCCAGTATCAATTCGAACGGCAGCAGGAAGCGGCGGCCTCGGCTGTCGATCACTGGCAAAGTAGGGTTCAAGGGTGGCGCGATGCTGCCCAGACGGACAAAGACTTTGGCGGTGAGAACTACGCCTCGAATGTGAAGCAGGTCGCTCAGACATTGCAGAAGTTCGGTGACGCAGAGCTCACAGCCCTTGTTAAGTCGCCGTCAGAAGAGAACCCTAATGGTCTGGCAATCGGCAACCACCCAGCATTCCTGCGGTTTGTGAACCGCATCAGTAAGGTTCTATCCGACCCCCAGCTCGTACTAGGTGAAGATGTCCAGAAGGGCGACGCAACCGAGGCCAAGCTCAGGCGGATGTACCCGTCGATGTACAAAGACTAGAGGCGTAATCACAGGAGGCCATCATGGCTGTTCTTAGCGTAAACAACCCGACCTTGTCCGACTTGGCCAAGGTTACCGACCCAGACGGCAGCATCGCTGATGTTGTCGAAATCCTGAACGAGACCAACGAAATGTTGATGGACATGACGTGGCTCGAAGGGAACTTGACCACAGGCCACCGGACCTCGATCCGTTCGGGTCTGCCCACACCCACATGGCGTAAGCTCTATGGCGGCGTTCAGCCGACCAAGTCGCGCGCCGTACAGGTCACTGACACCACCGGCAACCTCGAAGACTACGCCGAAGTGGACAAGGATCTGGTCGACATGGCAGGCGACAGCGCTGCCTTCCGTCTTCAGGAAGACCGCCCCCACATCGAGGGCATGAACCAAGAGATGGCTGACACGCTGTTCTACGGCGATGAGACCACAGCACCGGAAGAGTTCACCGGTTTGGCCCCTCGGTTTAGCGACCTCGGTGCTGAAAACGCTGACAATATCATCAACGGTGGAGGCACCGGTTCCGACAACGGTTCTGTCTGGCTGATCTGCTGGTCGCCCAACACTTGCCACGGCATCGTGCCCAAAGGCTCCACTGCGGGCCTGCAGACACGCGACCTCGGCGAGGATACTCTGGAAGACGCATCGGGCGGTTCGAACACCGGCCGCATGCAGATCTACCGTACCCACTACAAGTGGCAGGCTGGTCTCACAGTCCGCGACTGGCGGTACGTCGTCCGCATCTGTAACATCGACCGCTCGTTGCTGACGAACGATCTGACGACAGGTGCTGACTTGAACGACCTGATGCACAAGGCTCTCACCGAGATCCCGAACGCATCGATGGGCCGCACCGTATGGTACATGGATAAAACCATGCTGGCCTTCCTGCGCCGCCAGACAGCCAACGCTGTTGCAAACTCCACCCTGACCACTGATATGGTCGGCGGGACGATGCAGACATCGTGGGGTGGCTACCCTATCCGTCGGTGTGATGCACTGGCTGGCAACGAAGCGCGGGTCGTGTAAACCGCAAACTGGAAAGGATCATCAGATGATCATCGATAGCCTCAACGAGTTCGCCGACGCCGTAAGCGTTGCCGCAGCGGCAGGTACTGCCCTGATCGGTAACGTGATCGACCTCGGCGCAACCCCACAGGATCTGGGTAACGGCAAGCCCATGTACCTTGTGATCACCGTGCCCACAGCCATCATCACTGGTGGCGCTGCCGGTACGATTGCATTCAGCTTGGCGTCTGACGCCCAAGCTGCAATCGCCGTAGACGGGACTGCCACGAACCATATCACCACTGACACCTTCGTCACTGATGACATCGCTCTGGCAGCTCTACAGGCAGGTACTACGGCATTTGTTGGCGCACTGCCAACCGGCGCAGGTAAAGCATACGAGCGCTACCTCGGCGTGCTTGCCATCATCGGTACGACCACTGTCACTGCAGGCGCGATCAACGCCTTCTTAACTTATGACCCATCTGCGTGGAAAGCCTACGCTGACGCCGTCAACTAAAACCTAGAGGGCGGGGCTGTGATGGCCCCGCTTTCGCTTATCTTGGAACGGGAGAACGACGATGAAAGTTAAATTTGACAAGCACGGGTTTTACCACCCAGCCTTCGGACGACTAGGCCGAGGCAATCAGCGCAACGTCTGGTACACACTACCATCCGTGTTCGCTGAAAAAGAAACCCTCAAGGTTCCGATTATGGATAACACCTCGAAACCTGCTCGGCAGGTTGGCGAGAAGGAAATTACCCGCTATAAATTCCTTCCCCAGAGTGCTACGATCTTTGTTGAGGATGCAGAGTTCGAAGCTATGGCGAAGGAGCTCGAAGAGCAGGGCGAAGAGCCGCCGAAGGCTGTCCGCCCGAAGCCCGCGTCTGACGCGAGTGAGTACATGCCCGCAGGCCAAGCAAAGGCCAAGGCACAAGGTGCGGTTCATCGCACAACTGGGAAGTTCCCTTCCCGCAAACAGTAGGTGAAGCATGGCTGTCTCTGACGTACAGATCGCGAAACTAGCTCTCCAGTACATCGGAGACCGCTATGACATCACCAGCCTGACCGAGGCAACGCCAGAGGCGGAGCAGGTCAATCTAGTCTATGAAGATATCAGAGATGCTCTTCTGCGAGAACACCCTTGGAAGTTTGCTCTGCGGTATTACACCCCAGCACTGTTATCCGGTACGCCGCCTGCTGGGTGGGCGAACATGTACGCGTACCCGCCAGATGCCCTCAAGGTCATCCGCATGGTGCACCCCCTCGACCCTCTGCAGAAACGCTATCCTCCCCTAGAGTGGACTGTTTCCCGCAGCTCAACCGACGCCAAGGTACTGGTGACCAACGAGAGCGAGCCAGAGTTCGAGTACACAAAGCAGGTCACTGTGCCGACAGAATTTGATGCGTTGTTTGACTTAGCGTTGAGCTGGCGCATCGCTGCAGCTATCTGCCTGCCACTGACCGGAGACGCACAGCTTGCTGACCGCATGGTGCGCGAGAGTGAGCGGCACACCGGAGTGGCGAAGATGGAAGACAGCAACGAGGGATCGGTAGGCCGCGTCACTCGCGAACCTGACTGGATCACAGCGAGGAACTAAGCATGGTCAAGATCATTCAGCCGAGCATGGGCGGCGGGGAAGTCTCCGCGCCCGTGGGCGCCCGCGTAGATCTTGGCAAGCGCGCCGTCGCTGTCGAGCTGGCCGAGAACTTCACCGCGACCTTCACAGGGTCGATGGAGAGCCGCTCTGGTCACCGCTTCACTGCCCAGTGTAAGGCAGGAGCAGGCCCATACCGCATCATCGAGTTCGAGTTCAGCACCGACCAGACATTCGTGCTGGAGCTTGGCAACCTGTACATGCGGTTCCACGCGTTCGGTGCCCAGATCCTCGACAGCGCCAGCATCAAGACTATCACCGGCATCACCACCGGAGCAGGCGTCGTTACCAGCGTGGGGCATGGGCTGACCGATGGCCAAGAGATCTACATCAGCGGCGTCGTAGGTATGACTGAGCTGAACGGTCGCAACTTCCTTGTCGATAACGCGGCCGCCGACACATTCACCCTGACCGACTTGAACGGCACCGCCGTGACGACCACTGACTACGGCACCTATACCAGCGGCGGCACCGCCACGCCACCTTACGAGGTGGTGACCCCGTGGGCTGCAGTAGACCTGATGGCCATCAATTACGCTCAGTCTGGCGACGTGATGACGCTGGTCCACCCAAGCTATAACCCACAGGAGCTAATTCGGATAGACAACGACACATGGTTTCTGGGTGACATCGACCTGACACCTGACGTCGCCTATCCTGTAAACATCTCACACAACGAGACGACCACAAAAACCACAGGCACTATCACTGCTGCTGCTGCCACCAACCCTGTCCGCATCACTGATGCTGGGCATGGGCTGGCTACAAATGATGAGGTACACATCACTGGCATCGTCGGGATGACCCAGCTCAACAACTTCGTGTACAAGATCACCGTGATTGACGCTAACAGATTTGATCTGGCCTACAGATCCTCTGGCGCTGCCGTAGATGGCACTGGCTTCACGGCCTACACCAGCGGCGGGGTGTGGGAGAAGCTCATCAGGGCTAGGTACTACGCAGTCACAGCAATCAGCGCTGACGACAGCGAGGAGAGCCTACGCGGAGCATCGAACGAGGCCGCAGCAATTACAGGGATCACGCAGGCCAACCCTGCTGTGGTCACATTCTCTGCGGGCCACGGCCTCGATGACCTAGATCCTATCCTTATATCTGGCGTCGTCGGCATGACTGAACTGAACGGCCTGCGCTTTCACGCGGTGTTCATCAACGCCACACAGATAAGTCTGCAGCTGCTGGACGGTAGAGATGTGGATAGCACCATACTGACTGCCTACACTAGCGGCGGGCTGGCTTACAGGTTGTTCACTAGAGCCTTCTCAAGTGCGCAGTCAGGCTGGAAGAATACCATCAGTTGGGACGCCGTAAGCGGAGCAGAGAGCTATGTGATCTACGCCACTGACAACTTCGGTTCCTTTGGTAAGATCGGCAACAGCTCGAAGGGCGAGTTCAAGGATCTTGCTGTGGTCCCAGATTACTCGCTGACCCCGCCCATTTTCCGCGACCCCTTCTTGGACCTCGGCTCGTCTGGCGATAACAACCCATCAGCAACAGGCTTCTATCAGCAACGCAGGATCTTCGCCAACAGTAACAACAACCCGAACCGGTTCTGGATGTCCCAGCTTGGGCACTTCAACAACTTTGCTTCAGCCTCTCCACCCCTGTCCGATGACGCAATCACACAGTCGATCTCAGCGCGCCGCATCAACGCGATCCAGCACATCGTACCTCTGAGCGACCTTGTGCTGCTAACCAGTGGCGGGGAGTACAGAGTGCAGGCTGGCGACACCTTGGTGTTCACTCCGACCACAATCAGTGTCGCTCCTCAGTCCTACTACGGATCGACAGCGCTGCGCCCTATCGTTGCCGGTGACGTTGCACTCTACGTCAGCTCTGGCGAGTTCGTCCGTGACCTCGGCTTTCAGATCAACTCCAACAAGTTCGTTGGCCGAGACATCAGCGTCCTTGCGCGCCACCTCTTCGACCGGCGCACAATCGTAGACTGGGACTACGCCCCCGCACCAAATGCGCTGGGCTTCCTTGTGATGAGCGATGGCGATGGCCTATACCTCACATACCAGCCAGATCAGGACATCTACGCATGGACCAGATCTACCACGAAGGGTCAGTACAAATCGACATGCGTCGTCCGAGAAGGCGCGTCGGATATTATCTATGCGGTTGTAGAGCGGGTGATCAACGGCTTCACCGTCACCTTCCTAGAGCGTTTTGGAGAGAGGCAGTTCAGCACTCTCAGCGACGCATTCCATGTCGACGCTGGCCTGACCTTTGATATCCCGATCACTATCACAGGTATCACGGCTGCAGATCCAGTAGTTGTCACTGCACCTGCTCACGGCCTGAGCGACGGCGACATTGTCGATATCTCCGACGTCTTTGAAACCAGTACGACAACGAACCAAGGGGCGGCGCTCAGTGGAGATTATAACGGCGTCGGGTTCGTGGTGGCCAACGCCACGACAGACACCTTCTCACTGCAGATCGAGGCGGCCGACTATGACGGCACCGCGTTCGCTGCGTACAAGTCCGGTGGCTACGCCCGTAAGGCGGTAACCACCATCACCGGCCTGCACCACCTCAACGGCGAGACCCTTGTCGCTGCTGCCAATGGTTACGTCGAGCGCGGCCTGCTGGTTACTGACGGCACCATCACCCTGCAGACGCCTGCATCCCGCGTCCATCTTGGCCTGCCGTACTTCTCGCGCCTGACTACGCTACCTCTGTCAAATTACGGCAAAGGGGGCGATGCCTTTGAGGGCAGATCCAAGAACATCACCCGCCTCACCGTTCAGGTAGAGCGCACCCTCGGCATGTGGTTCGGCCCAGACATCAACACGATGCGTGAGGCGCGGTTCGGGTTGCCTGCTTTGTTCGGGCAACCCCTCGAAATGGTGACAAACGACATTGACGTGACTATGTCTGCAAACTGGGGTAAAAGGAAACAAGTGGTGATCGAGCAGCGCGATCCTCTGCCCCTCACCGTGCTGACCCTGATCCCAGATGCAATCATCGGAGGGAACTGATGCCAGAGCAAAACCAGCTGACACCATCGGGCCACTCGCTCGATGACGTCGAGGCCATGATGCTGAGCGGGCCGCAGGCACCTTACGAAATCAACCATCACTTCGGGCCAAATATCTATATCCGCGAGGCTGTGATCCCTGCTGGCACCATCGTCCTTGGGCATGCGCACAGAGACGCCCACATTTGCATCATCCTGCAGGGCAAGATGGCTGCGCTCATGGGAGACAAGGTCGTCGTGGTCGAGGCACCGGCAACCTTCGTGGCGGGTGCAGGTCGTAAAATGGCCTACATCATGGAAGATCTGATCATTCAAAATGTGTTTTCCACAGATGAGACCGACATCGACAAGCTCGAAGATATGCTGGTGGACAAGACCGATCTGGCTAAGTCATACGAGGTGCAGGCCGAGATCGATATGTTCAGGGCTATGATAGAGGGTGTCTCCTAATGGCGTTTATTGTTTCAGCAGCAGTCAGCGCAATTGGCGTTGCAGGTACCATCTCGGCTGTTGGCGTCGGCTTGTCTGCCTATGGCGCGTACAAGAGCTCGCAGGCCAACAAGGCAGCTGCCAACTCGCAGGCGGAGCAGGCGCGGATCAACGAGCAGATCGCGATCCGCAACGCAGAGGACGTGGTCAAGATCGGAGAGAGCAGCCTCTTCGACCAGAAGAAAGCAACCCTCTCCTCCCTCAGCCAAGTGCGTGCAGGCACTGCTGGTGCAGGCTTCGTAGTCGATATGAAAGACACGACAGGCATGGAGCTATATAAGGCGATGGCCGAGGCAGGCGAGCTGGACATCACCCGCCTGAAGGAGAATATCGACAGAGAAGAGCAGCGGGCGCTGGATACAGGCGCAGGTTTCGCAGCTCAGGCCGATCAGTTCAAGGCCCAAGCTCGCGGGTTCAATCCGCTTCTGTCTGGCTTTACGGCTGGCGTCAGCGCCGTGTCCCGTAGCTCCGACATCCTATTCCCGACTAAAACAGTCTAGAGGTAGATCATGCGCATCCCAACACCAGCACAACGCGGCGCAGAGGTCGGCAGCATCACGGTCAACCCGCTGCAGCCTGTCTACAAGAACACCACATTCGCCAATAACCAAGAGTTCTCCCAGAACCTGTCCAGCCTCGGCGACAGTGCGCTGAACATTGGCCGCGAGCTGGACAACCGCAGGGTCGAGACGACGATGCGTCTGGCGCAGGCTGACTTCGACACGGTCGTGCGTGACGCGATAAACCCGCAGACCGGCCTGATGTCTCGACGCGGCGGTTCCGCACGCGGTGTCGCTGACGAGATCGATGGCCTGATGGAAGCTGCCAAGGGGCGGATCGGGCTGGACAAGATGACCGGCAACGCCCGCAAGGCCGTCGAGAAGCTGTACGCCACCACCAAGGAGAGCCTGTACGGCAAGATGGCCGCGTATGAGATTGGTCAGCTGGATGCCTATGACACCGAGCTGAGTGCAGGACGCATCGCTGGGGCTGCAGATAGAGCGTCAGCAAACCCTACCGACACCAAAGAGTATCAGACCTCGATCCTTCAAGCTAAGGACGCAGCCGAGAAAGAGGCTGCCCGATCTGGGTTAAGTCCTACGGGTGAGAGCAAGGATGCGTGGGATCAAGCAGTGCTGAAGGGCACTTCTACGGTCGTGCTGGCCACCGTCAACGCACTGGCTAACACCAGCGCAAAAGCAGCACAGGTGCTGCTGGATGCGGCGTTGGCTGCGGGTGACATCGATGCCACCAATTTCCAAGCGGCCACTGCAGCCCTGCAGCCACGGATCAAAGATCAGCGCTCTGACCAGATCGCGACCGACGCCCTACGGATCAGCAGAGGCGGGGAGGGGATGATGGACCCCGCATCTCCGATCATGAAGCTACTGCACAAGCATGAGAGCGGCAGCGGTGGGTACAAGACCCTGTACGCACAGGGTCAGAATAGTGGCTTCGCCGGTACTGACATCACCAAGATGACGCTCTCCCAGCTGGTCAACTTCTCGAACCCAAGTGGAGAGTACGGTCAGTGGGTGAAACCAAGACTGAACCCCAACAGCTATGCTGCCCAGAACGGGCTGACCTCTACGCCTATGGGCAAGTACCAGATCGTCGGCGGCACCTTGCGCACCTTGATCAAGAAGATGGGTCTGACCGGAGACGAGGTGTTTGACGAGGCCATGCAGGACCGCATGTTCTCAGTGCTGATGACTGACGCACTCGCTGGACCTAAAACCGCAGCAGGCAAGCGCGCCTCTCTGCGCGCCGTGTGGGAAGGCTTCTCTAGTGCTGGAGATGCGGAGCTTGACGCAGCCGTCGCCTCGTTCGAAAGCGGCGACAGCAACAACTACGCCACCCCAATGGACCGGATAAACGCCGAAGAAGACATGGATGTGCGCCAGATGGCGCTGCGCAAGTACAATGCAGAAGCGGCGGCAGAGCGTGCCGAGGAGGAGAGGCAGGTTGCCGCTCAGATTGACAGCTTCTACGCCATCATCGACAGCTACTCCTCCGAGGAACTGAAGCAGGTGAAGTGGGACAACGTACTGACCCAAGAAGAGCGCAACATCCTCGGCACCAAGGTCGATGGGCTGCACAACTGGTTCCTCAAGAAGAAGTCCGGTGAAGAGGTAGACACCGACTGGAATAAGGTCAACGACATGCTGGACAACTCACTCGGCGTCAATGGCGTCAAGGCGCAGGTTGCGTTCATGAAGATGGATCTGACCCAGTCCCGCGACATCATGGACGATCAGACCTACAACACCATGCGCGAGAAGCAGCGGCAGCTGAACAAGACCGACCAAGATCCTGATCTTCCAAGCCTCGCAGATATCACCCCTACCTTTGACAATGTCATGAACTTGTCCAAGAACAAGTTCACCGAGCTGGGCATCAAGATCAACACGGAAAAGGGCGCACGCGAAGCCAACAAGCTTGTCACTCAGGTGATGGAGGGCATGCAGAAAAAAGGCATGAACATGAAGGGCTTCGAGAAGTGGACCGACTGGGACATTCTGAACGAGATCGACATGCAGAGCGTGAGGGTGTCCGTCGAGGATACTCGCAGTGGCAAGGGGGATTACGAAGACGTGCCGCTATTCCAGCTGGGAGCAGCCCTGAGCAAGGCCGACGCAATGGCAGACGACCTGATCGCGGCCGCCGGTTCCAAGGGTGGCGGCGTCGTCGTCGGCGACTACGTTTTGAACGCTGCCGTCCTAGAGCAGGCCAAGGCGATGTACCTCGATGAGAACCGCGCGTTCAAGGATGTTTACGCCGAAGACCTGATCGAGTATGTCTATGCTAAGGTGCGGGTCAATAACCCAGAGATCATGGCTGGGATCAACGAGGCGGCAGATGCAGCAGCGGCAGCGGTGACAGAGAAAGGGCGTGCTGCACTAGAGGCAGAAAACGCGAACCTGCTCATGCTGGCAGAGCAGGACGCACTTAGGCAGCGCGCCGCCAACGAAGCCGCTTTAAGCGCGCAGGGCAAGAAGGCCGCGTCCTCGACGCAGCGGGCAATAGATGAGGCACGCAAAGATCCGATGGGCATTAGGGGGTCTGCTCGTACACCTCTAAGGAAATAAAGGGACTGGTATTTTGACCACAGACTTCACACGCGCGCTGAGGAACGAACAGACACAACTGGCGCAGAGGAAGCTGCAGCTCGGCCGTCAATCTGGTAACCCTGACCCGCTGGCCACAGTGGCCAATCAGATGCCGATCAACGCCGAACGCCTCGCGAACCCTGAGCCAACGGCCAACTATCTCCAAGACCAGATGAACTCGCGCGGACTAGCGCAGCAGGCCACGCAGTCTCTGCGGTGGATGGACGACGCGCCAGAGAACCCAGCGATGGTGAAGGATGAACTGCCCCAGCTGATCGACTGGGAGCGTACGATCATGCGCAACCTCGACAGCAAGGAAGCTGGCAATGTGGCGCGCGGCTGGGAGAACGGCAAGCTCATGTTCGGGACCATGGGCGCGGCAATGGGCTTTACTGGAAGCGCAGCAGACCTGACCGCATCCTCGCGCATGCTCGACAACCTCGCACTAGCCGCGATGGCTCAGGCTGCAGGCGAGCCGCTGGACTATAACGACCTCAAGCTGGAGGGCGGCCACGCAGGCCGCAGCGAGCGCCGGTCCATCGAGCGGTTTTTGGCCGCGACACCGGAGGAGCGCCAGCGCCAGCTGACAGAGCTGTCTCTCGCTGTCCTCGATGACGAGGTGTCAGCCGGTCGGTACTTCGCAAAGCTGAAAGAACTATCAGCAGAGCGCGAGAAGGTGAACTTCACAGCTGTGCAGGATCTGCGTGACATTCGGTCTACAGGTGACCTGATGGAGTGGGGCGTCGTTCAAGGCATCCCAAGCCTCGGCATCATGGCAGGTATCATCGGCGCTGGCCTGCTGACAGGTGGCGTCGGCGGCGTCGCGCTGTCGGTCGCAGCTGGTACCGTGGCAGCGCAGGGCGAGATCGTGTCCGGTCAGGTGGACAAGCTCGACAGCATGGTCATGTATACCCCAGAGATGCGCATCCGCGCTCGGCAGACGGCACTGCTCAGTGGCTCACTTGAAGCGGTGCTTGGCCCAGTAGGACGCGTCAGCGCCCTCGGTAGCCGCACCCTGTTCAATGCTGTAACGCGGCGTGAGGCACTGAGCGCGCTGTCCGAGCCAGTGCTGCGTCGGATCTCGCAAGGTTACCTGCGCCGCATCGGCGCACCCTTCTTGCGCGATGGCATCGAAGAGTTTGTCGCAGAAGGTGCCCAGACCCTGATCGAGCAGTACGGCGTCGAGGGCAAGCTGGAGCTGAACAACGAAACCATGTGGGCTGCGCTGAACGGCGCCGTCCTCGGCGGTTTGACGGGCGGTGTGATGGGCATGACCATCGGTGCCCGTGGCGCTATCACTGACGAGCGGACAGCCAGAGCGATGGCCGACGCTGGCCAGACGGTACATACGATGGACCAGCTGGCAGCAGTGACGCAGAAGCTGAAGCTGAACTCGCGGTCTCCGTCCAAGTTCAAGGCGTTGGTGGACCGGCTGGGCCTGTCCAACACATCCGTGTATTTTCAGACCGACGACATCGTGAAGCACGCATCCGAGATCGGCGTCAGTCCAGAGGTTCTGGTCGAGCGCCTCGGCGGGTCAGTCGCAGACTTTGACGCTGCACGCGACAGCAACGGTCGGGTCGCGGTCAAGGCCAGCGGCGTGGTCACCAGCCTTGCAGGCGACAGCGCAGACTTCATCAAGGGAAACGCATCGATCACAGCTCAGGGCTTCACGCCTGCTGAGGCCAAATCGATGAAGGAGATCCAAGCAGAGATCGCCGATCAGGCTGCCATGCTGAACGACCTTGAGGCGATGGCACCCAAGCGCAAGAGTATGTACAGCCAGATCACCTCGCAGCTGAAGGCCACCGGTCGAATGACCGCGCCAGAGGTCGAGGCAAACGCCGCACTGGCGACCGCATTCTTCGAGACGATGGCCACGCGCTACGGGATTGATGCGCAGGATCTGTTCCAGCGCATGGGCTTCGACGTCAAGGGCGAGGCACAGACCCTAGGCGCCCTCGCCGGTGGTCAGAAGGAGCTGGCAGCCCAGACCAAGGCTGTGGCAGGCCTGCAGGGCATTGTCAGCCAGCTTGAGGCTGCAGTCGCAGCTGCCCCGCCTGAGACCAAGGCAGCCATCGAGGCGCAGCTGCAGCAGGCTGTCGCGGAGCTGGAAGCAGCAGGCGTTGGCATCGAAGAATTGACTGCTGCAGTCGATGCTGGTATCGCGCAGTTTCAAGCTGATCGTACCAACCAAGCACAGACACCAAACATAGGAGCAGGTCGTGGACAACGTAGTGACACCCAAGGACGAACAAGAAGCGGGAGCCTATCGGCTCTTGAAGGCGCGCCGACAGTCAGAGGCGTTTCTGGCCCAGACCCGCGCCTTGTCGCAGTCGCCGAGAAATACGCAGCCGACAACGGCATCGACCTCAAGCGCCAAGCAGAGTTCGTCAAAGTAGATCCAGAGTTCGCGGCCCGTGTCGCGGACGCCTACGAGGCTATGGAACACAACCCTCAAGACCCAGCGGTCAAAGAGGCTTACGCGAACCTGATCGCGCAGACGACGGCTCAGTACCAAGCGCTGGTCGATGCCGGTTACACTTTCTACTTCATCGATCTCAACTCACCAGAGGGGCAGGCCTACGCTGCCTCTCCGTGGAACGCGATGTTCGACGCCAGAGATAACCAGACGATGGGCGTGTTCTCCACTGCCGAGGGGTTCGGCACCGGCGATGACTTTAGCCCAGACGCAAACCCCCTGCTTGCTGAGACAGGCATCGAGTGGCCGCTCGGCCCGAACGGCGAGATGCGCCCTGTCTACGCTAACGACCTGTTCCGCGCCGTGCATGACGCATTTGGCCACGGCCTAGAGTTCACCGGCTTCAGAGCAGATGGCGAAGAGAATGCGTGGCAGGCCCACGTTCGCTTGTTCACCGGATCTGCAGTCGCTGCCATCACCACAGAAACACGCGGCCAGAACAGCTGGCTCAACTACGGCCCAAACGGGGAAGCGAACCGGACGGCTAAGGTCGAGGATACGGTGTTCGCAGACCAGAAGACTGGCCTACTTCCTGAGTTCGCGTGGACCGAGAATGTATCGCCTGATGACACGGTAGCAGCCGATTTCACTGTTCTTAACCAAGCAGGCGCTGGGCCTATTGTTGATACGTCAGTCGCCGGTGGCCTCACCAGCAAGAGCTTTATCAAGACGCGAGACCTAGAGGGCGCGAGCATCTACCCGATGTTCGCCGACCTCACGGCAGCGGGGTCCACCTATGACAAGCTGGACGGCATCCCGCTGGCTCCAACTCCCTACCTCGGCGGGCCGAACTTCCCGTGGCTGAAGGCTTACAGAGACGCAGGCGTCGTCTGGGCGTTCAACAAGGTGGGCGTGATCTCCAAGGTACGCAACAAAGTGCGCGCACTGAGGGAGCAATCCTTGGCACAGGGCGGCAGCGGTCGTGTTGTCATCACGATGCTCGCCATGAAGGACGACGCGCACACCTCAAACGAGATGACCATCAACGCGCTACTCCGCACCCTTGAGGGCGTCATCGAGGCTGGGCAGTTCCCTGCAGGCCAGATCCAGAAGGCGCACGAACTCATCGTCTCCAAGAGCAATAAAAAGGATGACGGATACGCCGGTCTAGCGACCCTACCTATGCTGGACGACGCAGTGGCGCTGCACGCATGGATACGTCAGGCGACCTTCACGACCCGCAAAGCTATGGCAAACGAGATGAACAGCGCGGCCTTCCGGTCACTGGACGGCATGTTCCCTGTTGGCCGTGTCATCCGCGAGGCCGTTGACCCAGACTACCGCGCGACCCAACAGGGTGACGCACTGTTGGCGATGGAGATCGACCCAGACGCCGAAGACCTGATCATCGACTTTGACGACCCAGCACAGGCTGGCGACATCCCGCGCCACCCAGCATACCGCTACGGCATGCGGGGCACGCTGGTCGGGTCGTTCTCTACGCACATCCCTATGGAGGTTCTCTACAAGGATCTGCTGCAGGAAGTGACGTCCAGATCGAAAGAGGGATCGAACCCCAAGTTCTTGATGGAGCGCCTGCGCACCACTGATGAACAGATCGTCACGCCAGAGATCGTGCGCGAGGCAGAGGTCATCGAGCAGCTGCACGATTACCGCGTGGCTCAGGCGTACACCGCAGCATTGGCTGGGCAGTGGCGCAGCAGCGACAACGCCGCGAACGCCGGTGGCATCAACCCAGCGGAGTTCGAGCTTGCCCTCGTAGAGAACGAGGCCTCGGCCACCCTGACCAAGTACACCGCAGCCGACCTCAAGGCTGGGAAGAAGGACGGGTCATTCCGTGTGTTTCAGCTTGGAGACACCCGCGTTCAGGAGGGTGGCCTCAACGTCTGGATGGGCGTGAAGAAAGGCCTCGACTATCGGCAGGAGTACCCAAGTGATGTGACCAATCAGCTGGTTGCAGACGGCATCCTGACGGACAACGAGACCGCACTTGTGGGCGTAGCCAGCAACGAGCTTGGTGTTCAGGGCATGGGTACGTTCCAAGTTCTGAAGGCCATCGAAGAGGGCGTCACGGTGCTGGATGCGTTCAAGGTTAAGAGCGCGAGCAAACCGGCTGGACTGCTGCCATCAATTTATGCTACGATGGGCTTTGAGGAAGTGGGGGCGATCCCCTTCGATCCTCAATACTTCACCAACCAAGAGATAGAAAATTTAAAAGCAGTGTGGACTAGGCAGGGGTGGCTCGAAGGAGACGCGTTCCCTGATGTGGCCATCATGAAATGGAGGGGCGACGATGCCATACGATCCGAAGCAACTAAACGATTTGTTCTTGAGGGCCAAGACGGTCTTGGGATCAGAAGCGGAGCAGACCTTGACGAGTTCAAGGCCGCGCAACGACGCCTACCTGACGGCGCTCCAGCTGGCAACGAAGGAGATGGGGTCACCGGACAAGGTGACGGACGAGCAAATCCTCGGCGCTTTGCAGACCGCGCACGAAGTGTTTCCGGTCGAGCTAGGAGCTTTGCCAACAACGTAATTGCTGCAGACGAGGCAGCGACCAACGCCCTGAAACTGCCTAAGAGCATGATCGACGCGATACGGGCGCAGTACGGGGAACCGGTTGCGCCCCAAGGCCAAGGCCAAGGCCAAGGCCAAGGCCAAGTCCTGAACCAGCAGAACCGTGGACAGATCGCGATGCCGTCCAACCTGACGGAGGCGCGGTCGGTGATCACGCTGTTCCAGAAGTCGGACAAGTCCACGTTCGTCCATGAGGCAGGGCACTTCTTCCTGCAGGCCTTCAAGGAGCTGTCGATGCTGCCGACGGCACCGGCTGACATGGTCGCTGACATGGACACCATCAACGAGTTCCTCGGTCGTGGTCAGGGCGAGCAATCGCCGTTCACCGTGGCCCAGCAGGAGCAGTGGGCCGTGGCGTTCGAGAAGTACATCGAGACCGGCAAGGCGCCATCTGTCGAACTGCGCACATCCTTCGAGCGCCTGCGCAAATGGATCGTCAACCTGTATCGCCAGTTCGGAGGCTTGAATGTCGAGCTACCACCGGAGGTGACCGAGGTCATGGACCGGATGCTGGCGACCGACGACGCCATCGCCATCGCCAAGGCCGAGCAGGGCATGGGGCAGATGCTCACGGCCAAGCCACCGAATATGACAGAGGAGGTCTGGGCGGCGTACCGCAAGGGTGCGATCCAGCACGACGACGAGGCTGCCGCCACCCTGCTGGCCAAGACGATGGAGCCGATCCGCAGAGCGCGGTCGAAGGGCTACATCGAGCGCCGTGCAGTGCTGCGCGCAGAGATCGAGGCATCTGTCGATGCCGACCCACAGCGCCGCGTCCTGCGCCGCCTTGCGACCAAGGACGCACAGCGCCTAGACCGCAAGTCGATCCTCGACACCTACGGCCAAGAGGCGCTGGACGATCTGGACAAGCACACCGAAAAGGGGCGCAAGGTCTACGGCACCGGCGAGCCATCCATCGAGGCGGTCGCCCACCAGTATGGCTACAAGAACGCAGCCACCATGATTTCCGAGCTGCGCGAGATGCCGTCGCGTGAGGCGCGGATCGAGGAAGAGCTGCGCATGAAACTGCGCGAAGAGTTTGCTGATGCCCTCGATGACGGGTCCATCAAGCGTGAGGCTATGGCAGCCCTGCACAAAGACAAGAACCGCCAGCTGATGATGCTGGACCTGAACTTCATCTTGGACACCATCAAGGCCGAGGGCGGCGAAGTCCCGACCATGATGACCAAAGCCGAGATGGAAGCACGGGTCGAGCTGGAGGTCAGCGAGACCACCGTGCGTCAGGCGACACAGGATGCTGTCTATCTGCACGCAGAGCGGACAGCCGGTCGTAAGGCCCAGACCCTGATGGCGCGCATCATGAAGCGCATGACGTCGAAGGGGAAACCCAAGACGACGGCGAGCGAGGATCTGGTCGCGGCATTCAAGGCCAAGGAAAACCAGATCATCGCGCACATGAAGTACAACCATGCGCGCGACACGCAGGCCATCGTTGACCGGCTGATCGCCGCCAACAAGACGGCCCGCAACAAGGACGTCGGCAAGCGCTTGGCAGAGCCACAGATCGGCACCCTGCGCGAGCTGCTGGAGAAGTATAGCTTCCGCCCCCAGTCGCCCAAGCAGCTGAAGCAGGCGCGGGATCTGGCGTCGTATGTGCAGGCGATGGTCGACGCAGGCAATGAGGACCAGCTGGCCTTCAACGCCGAGAGCGTGATCGCCACCGGTCGGCAGAAGCACTACAGCGAACTGACAGTTGAGGAGCTGCAGGAGCTTGACGCCATCGTCAAGAACCTGATCTACGTCGGCAGGGCCACACGCAAGGTCTTGGACGGGATCACGGCGCGGGCTTACCAAGAGGTCAAGACCGACATCATCACCGAGCTGGACGCGAAGCACGAAGACGACGGCCCATCCAAGGTAGGCAAGCGTGATGAGCGCCTGCTGAAAAAAGGTAGTCGGGCTGTGCGTGGTTTCTTCCTGTCCATGTCGAATGCCGACAGCATCCTCCGCGTCCTCGACCGGACCAAGCGTGACGCTGTCGGCCTGATGGGGCGTGTCATCGCAATCCCAGTGCAGGATGCCATGAGCAGGGCTGGCCTGCGCCGCCGTAAGAATGCCGAGTGGTTCGAGCGCGACCTGTGGAAGAAGGTCTACGGCAAGGACTACATCAAGCAGTTGCGTACGTTCACCTCGATGAAGGTCGAGGCTACGGTCGGCGGGACCAAGGAAATCCTCGACGGCTACAACCTGCTGACCATCGCCCTGAACACTGGGGCCGACGGCAACATGGAGCGCCTGACAAACCAAGGCAGCCGCAACTTCATGACCAAGAAAGAGATCGAGCGTGTCCTGAGCGAGAACATGACCACAGAGATGTGGCAGGTGGTCAGTCAGGTCTGGGGCAAGATCAACGAGCTGTGGCCAGACATCTCCGACCTTGAGGTGCAGGCCACCGGCGTGCGCCCTCAGCAGATCACGACCAAGATCCAGATCAAGGGTGCGCCTGCCTTCGTAAAGAACGGCGGGTACTACCCGATCCGGTACGACCGCGAGCAGGCTGTCGGCACAGTGCGCGACACCGACGCCGACACGCAGGTCAAGAACATGGCCAGCGGCCGAGCAGCCCGTGCCCAGACCAAGAGCGGCTGGCAGGAGGCGCGGACAGCCGTCACCGGCGATCCTCTCAGCCTGCAGTTCCACGGCGCCCTGTCCCATATGAACGACGTGGTCTACGACCTTGAGCTGCGCCTTCCTTTGTCTGGCGCGATGAAGATCCTGAAGGACAAGGAGATCAGCGGCATCCTGACAGAGAAGGGGTTCAACCAAGAGCTGGACCACTTGAAGCTGTGGGCAGAAGACGTGGCCAACGGCGACCGTCAGGCGAGCGACGCCGTATCACGCCTAGTCAAGCAGTTGCGCGAGGGCACCTCTGTCGCGGCTATGGCCTACAGCTGGACCACTCTGGTGCAGCAGCCTCTGGGCCTGTTCAACGCCGTCAACATCATTGGCGCCGGCAACCTGATCAAGGGCTTCTCTGCCTACATGGGCAACGTCCGTGAGGCGTCTGACGTCGTGATGAGTAAGTCACCCTTCATGCAGGAACGGCAGCAGACCATGCAGCGGGATATGGCACTCGCCTCAGGTGCCATGCGCGAGGACACTCTGAGCGGCGGACGCATCGGCGCCTTCAAGCAGGGCATGCAGGCCTACGGCTTTGTGGGGATGCAGAAGCTGCAGTTCTACACGGTCGATATGCCGACATGGTACGGGGCATATGGCTCGTACATGCAGCAGGGCAAGACCGATGCCGAGGCCGTCAGCTATGCCGACCGCATGGTCGCCCGTGCCCACGGGTCGGGTGTAATTAGCGACCGGTCGGCCTTCGAGCGAGGAACGGTCGGGGCCAACACCCGCAACTCCGAGCTGGTCCGTGCCTTCACGACGTTCCAGACCTTCATCATCGCACGCCTGTCCGTCACCTCGGTTGAGTTCAGGAACATGCGGATGGATGACCCTGCGACCATCATGAACTTCGCGACAGATCTGGCTATAGCCTACATCATACCATCGATGTTCTCGTCCTTGCTGCGGCTGCAGCCTTGGGATGAGCGCGAGCAGGACGACATCGAGGAGATGGGCATCCCGCTGTGGTGGCTGACCACACAGCTCCCCAAAGAATTTTTGGGCGGCCCGATCATCAGCCAAGCGGTCTCATCGTGGGAAGGCTTCGGTGCCGAGACCTCGTTCGAGGCGGGCATCGGGACTATCGTCGGCGGCGGCAAGGCCATCTCGCAGATGGTGTCTGGTGACTTCAACTGGGACAGCTCCACCCGCAGCGTGATCTCTGCAGCTGGCATCGTGTTCAAGCTGCCGTCGGTGGTGATTAACAGAGGGATAAAGCAGGTGCTTGACAAGGACGGGTTGAGCGATGAGGAGCTTAACCTGCTCGAAGTTTTGTACGGCAAGAACCTTACTTTCGCCGAATAATATGGTACAACGATAAGAACTGAAGGAAGCGCACCGATGACAACGACAGCACAGGTACCCCGCTCTGGCCCGTTCACCGGCGACGGGTCTACAATAGCCTTCACCTACAGCTTCCTGATCGAGGATAGGACGCAGTTGGTTGTTGATGTGGTGGACACCACGACAAATGTCATCACCACCAAGGCTCTGACGACTGACTACTCTGTGGCCAACGTCGGCAACGTGGCGGGTGGAACCGTAACTTTTGTCACTGCGCCGACAGCCAATGAGCAGGTCGCGTTCACCCGCGCCACAGCTTTGGCTCAGGATCTTGATCTTCAGAACAGAGGGGTCGTCTCTCCTCAGCTTCTCGAAGAGAAGCTCGATGACCTCACCAGAATTGCGCAGGAATTGAGCGAGCAGATCGGCCGCGCAATCAAGACCGATCTCTTCAGCACAGTCGATCAAGCCCAGTTCATCCTGTACATCGATCTACTGGCAGGCATCGAGGCAGAGATCGTCACGGTCGCTGGTATCAGTGCCAATGTCACCACAGTTGCCGGTATCAGCGCCGACGTCACCACAGTTGCCGGTATCAGTGCCTACATCATCGCCGTCGCAGCTATCGCTGCAGACGTCACGACTGTAGCGACAAACATCGCAGCCATCCTCGCAGCTTCTACCGATGCTGCAAACGCAGCGGCCTCAGCGCTGGCAGCTGCAGCCTCAGAGACAGCCGCAGCTGCCTCTGCTCTAGCAGCAGATGCCTCGGCTATCGCAGCCGGTGCAGCCGAGGGCGGCGCACTTGCGGCGCAGGCTGCAGCCGAGTTGGCCCTTGATGAGTTCACCGATTTATACCTTGGGGCCAAGGCCGTAGAGCCGACCCTCGACAACGACGGCAACGCGCTGCAGATCGGAGCGCAGTATTTCAACACTGTGACCTTGCAGATGAATATCTACAACGGCTCCAGCTGGACCGCCCTCGTTGGTGGGGGCGGGCTGTTCAAAGGAAACAACGGTGAGGTCGGAGATCCGAGCACAGGTGTCGGCGATATCTTCCGCATCAACGCACAAACGCTGACAGTAAGTACCACCATCGACGCTACCGAAAATGCCAGTGCAGCGGGGCCGCTAACGGTGGATACGGGCGTCACCTTAATCATCACATCTGGCGGGAGTTTGGTCATTGTCTGAAATCAGAGCAGCAGCAATCAGCAACGAGGCGGGCAGTGGGCCGATTACCTTGACGGGGCAGGCTGCAACAAGGGCCATGTGCTCCGTAAATCAAGTTGGAACTATTTCAACACGGTCATCTTTGAACGTCAGCAGCCTCACCGACGTCATCGTAGGGCACTCAACTGTAACTTATACAAACGCGTTCGTCTCGGCGTTATATGGCGCAACGCAAGGCGGTGGAAATAATGGTATAACCGCTGGGATATGCCGAAACCTTGCCGCATACTCTACGACGTCAATCAGGATGGACAACATCACAACGTCTGGGACGTTTGCTGACCTACCACAAACGGACGTTTTCGTGATCGGAGATTTAGCATGAGCACCTTAGCAGTAGACAATCTCAAGCCAAGCGCAGGCGGGACCGAGTTTGGCATCGGCGGAGTAGCTAAGGCTTGGCTTAACTTCACTGGGACAGGCACTGTCACTATAAATAAGAGCCTCAATGTGGCATCCGTCACAGATAGGGCACAGGGTGACTACAACACAAACTATACCAATACTCTTATTGCTAATGACTTTGCCCCATCCGCCAGCCATTACGCTGCTGCCGGAGTAAGTTCCGTCCTAGTGGTGGAGATCCTCACCACATACCATCGAAACTTTAGCTTAGACGCAACGGGAGCAATAGATAGCCTTATAGTGACTAACGTAGTCATGGGGGACTTAGCATGAGTACGATAGTAGCAGCGAATATCTCGGACGGGATCGACAGCACACCAATGGGCTACGCAGTCAATGGGTCGGCTAAATCGTGGTCTAAAGGCACACCGACAGCCGTAGTTTCTGGCTTGAACATTGCAACTTTTACAGACAGCGGGGTCGGCATCTACACCTATGCCCACACTAACACCTTCGTTGGCGCAGAGGATGCAGCTTGGTGTGGACGAATGGCGGCGGGTAGCGCGCTCTTTGGTGTGGCCGACACTGGTATTTCACAGACAGTTGTTCGCATCTATACCTCTGCAGGAAGCATTTCTGACAGCAGCCACGCCATGATACGCTTGGGGGATTTGGCGTGATGACTGATTACAGCACCATGCCCCTCTGGGCCAGAGAGTTGGACTTCATCCCCAAGGCGAAAGCCAAGGGGCCGTTACCTGATCCGCAGTTTGCAATACTGTGGGAAGACCCATCCGCACCTGACAATCCTGCCTGCGTCACAACGCCCTCAAGCGAGTGGCTGGCAATGGCCACACACGGCGGCATCCTACCACCTGTCTCGGTCTATTGGGCCTTGGCAGAGGATGAAGCAAAACCTGACTTCAAACAACACACCCGTGGCCACCTGCTGCACCAGACCCCGCCCATCCCAGCAATGACAGAGGAAGAGGCGATGGAGTACCTTGTGCAAATGGCCGTGCCACCACGGGTCTGGCGAGGCTATCAAGGCAATCGCACTATACTCAAGATCGTCAGGCGTGCTATAATCCCCACAAACAGAGAACACCGCAACGCATGGCGCATCGCGCAGCATCAAGAGGAGGCCGCATAATGGCAAACCCACAGACATTCACCCGCATCAACGGCGTTGACGTCGATGCTTCCAGCGTCATCGTCCCAGCGACTGGCCGCATGTTCCGTGATGCTTGGCAGCTGAACGGCGACGTGATCGAGATCGACATGGCCAAAGCCAAGACGATCAAGATCCAAAAGATCTTGGCCAAGGCAGCAGAACGGGTAGCAAAGGCCGAAGCCAAGGCGCTGGAGAAGCTCCTCAAAGGTGAGGGCGCTACCGCAGAAAATGCGGAAGCGGCAAAATTCAAGAGCAAGCCTAAGGCCGCTGCTGTCGCGCTGATCGCTGGAGCCACTACGCCCGATGCACTGGACCTGATCACGGAAGACATAATCTTTTCCTAAAGTAGCAGGTGACACCGGTGCCAGAGAACGATGCCCTAGACGCGCTCCTGCGCAAAATCTCGGCTGCTGCTAAGGGAGACGACAGCGACCTCGCTGTCTTCACCAAGCACGAAGTGAAGGAGATAAGGAATATGCTGTCGGGGTACGCGATGCTTCAGAGCTGGGGTAAACTGGGGAAGGTTATAATCTGGGTTATCATCACAGCAGCAGCGCTGAAGGTAGGCGTAGATAACCTTGGGTGGGCGAAATGACAGCGAGCATGATCCGTAAACTGTTTAGCTGGCCTATGACGCTGGTGATCTTCTTCACGCTGCAGACACTGCTGCTCGGCGGTACCTTCGGCGGCCGCCTAGAGGGGTGGATATATCCCGTAGTCTTACACACTGAGATCACCCAGATGGAGGTGGTTGATGAGTACAGCACGCGTATCTGGGGCGAGGCTGACAAGGTCCGCGACTGTACGTTCGTCTCTATCTCATGGTACATCGGCACCCCAGAGAGCAGCGCCCTCGTCGCCCTGCGCATCGAGGAGCGCAGCGAGCTGCGGCCCGCCGCAGGCTTCAGCTTCGGGCCGTGGGTGGTGAGGCTCACCCCCAATGAGATTAGTGAGTACAGCTTCGCCAAGACACTGCACCAGTGCCATCCCTTCTGGCTGACCGAGAGTAGGTTTTACCCATGAGCAGAGTAAACTTTTTTGACGCGATCCGCTCCATGTTCAGCAGCGGCGCGCTGCTTCCGGTACAAGTCAACGTGATCGAGGACATCCTAGATCAAGGGCGTGATCTGCCTCGTGAGCATCTGGCCTACATCCTTGCCACCGCATTCGGCGAGGCCAAGTTCGTGCCTAAGAGCGAGAACATGTACTACTCAGCCCAGCGCATCAAGATCGTATGGCCGAATAGGCCAGAGGCTGTCGAGTTCGCGCGCAACCCGCAGGGGCTGGCGAACTGCGTGTACAATGGTCGTCTCGGCAACAGGCGCGGCAGCAACGATGGCTGGGCCTATCGTGGTGGCG